ATGGATAAAGAGGGTTTTGGCAGGAGGTTGGCAGCGTCGGTTGCCCTGAGAGGGGAAACCTATGCCAGCATAGAGAAGGCGGTAGGGGTCTCCCGCTCCACGCTATGGAGATACACCAGTGGCAGGGAGGGGGAGGTGTCCCTGCAGAAGGTGGCGGCGGTGGCCCAGCATCTCGAAGTGAGCCTCGACTACCTCGTCTACGGAAACGGGAGCATTCAGTGAGCGCAGAGAAGAGCAGGAGGGGAAGGAACGCCCGACGGAAGGGAGCCGACTGGGAGAGAGAGGTGGCCCGTGACATGAGCGATGCCACGGGTACGGAGTGCCGCCGCTGCCTGATCGAGGTCCAGCAGGGCAACAAGGGCGACATCGCCAGCGATGCCCCCTACGCCATCCAGTGCAAGGTGGGCCAGCGCCCCAACCCGTGGAAGGCGTACCGGGAGGCGGCTGACGCTGCCACCGGAGAGGATCTCGCGGTCGCCATCCTGAAGAAGAACGGCAACCGGGGCGAGAAGGTGGAGCGGATCGCGGTGATGGATCTGGATGACTTCTACCGGATCGTGAGGCACCTCCATGGCAGATCCGAATGAGCCGTGGTTCTCCGAGGAGGAGGTGGCAATCCTCTGCGGTGCGCTGCGCGAGTACAGGTGGGACATCCCCCAGCGCGACGAACTGATCAGGAAGATCGACCTCTTGGGGAAGCGGAAGCGGTACCGTCCCGGTGACCCGGAGTACGCGACACCGCTGCAGATCGAACTGCTGGAGGAGCGGAAGAAGCAGGCCCAACTGGCCGAGAAGGAGAAGCGCGTCCGCGCCGACCGGAAGGCTGGCAAGCTGATCGCACGAGCATGATCACATCCCTGATCTGGATCCTGTTCTGGGCGTTGGTGGTCTGGCTCTTCATGGCCCGTGTCCGCTTCGAGAAGAGGCGGGACGAGAAGGCCAACGAGATGAGCGAGCACCGCGTCGAGTTGCGGGAGAAGAAGGCCAACGAGACCCTCTGGAACCTGCTGGAGAAGGATGACCCGCAGTTCCTGAGGGAGATGGGGATCGAGATGCCCCAGATGCGGGTCTTCGATCTGGAGCGGGAGTTCGACATGCTGGAACCCGCGAAGGTGGAGTACCGGAATGCCATGCTCCGCGAGCAGGCCCGAGCGCACCAGATGAACGCGAGGGGTGTGCAGCAGCTTCAGGCCCAGATACAGGGCAAGCCCGGCGAGATGATCTACCTGAGTCAGGGGCAGGTCCAGCAGGCGGTGACGGCACAGCAGCGGTTCTACCAGATGTCCCGCCAGCAGCAGAACCTACTCTCACAGACGTTCGGCCAATGATGACCTTCACGAAGGAGAACCTCCACCTGATGGAGGGCTTCAAGAACTACCGGAAGCGGATCAACACCAGAGCGGTGAGGATGCCGCGTCCCTTTCGCACGGAGACCCAGCATGGCACCGTGACCTGTGCGGACGGGTACCTCGCCATCGATGACGATGGGTACCCGTATCCCATCGAGAAGAAGGTGTTCGAGTCATCCTACGAGGAGATCCTGCAGTGAGTGAAGATAGAGTGGAGTACGATCCCTACGATGTGGGGAACGGAGATGTCCTGCGAACCAGCGTGGCCCAGAACGGCAACGGCGACTGTGTGGTGGTCGAGCACGACATCAAGCGGAAGACGGACCGGACCGTGGCAGTCTTCATGGCCGAGGAGCGGAAGGTGATCGTCAGCAATGGAGAGGAGGCTGTCCGCGATATGGCACAGATGCGGGCGATGCTATACGCCCAGACCGTCGAGACGCTCGCCAATCAGGGTAAGATAGACCTTGGTTAGCTGGCACCAACGACACGAATGGTGTATCCTTGGCATAGGTAACTCCAACGCCGAGGAGTAGATGGGGCCGGGAGCAATAGATCTCGACCAGATAAAGAATGTGGCAGCGGGGCTTCGCCCCGAAGACCTGCGCCACATGGAGAAGTGGGCGCAGGAGCGTGCCCGCCTCATGGAGGAAGACCCCCTCAACTATGGGTTCCCGCCCCACGCGGCCCAGTTGAGGGTTCACCGTGCCACCCACGACGAGGTCTTCCTCGTGGCTGCCAACCGCTGGGGGAAGAGCGTCACCGGGATGCGCGAGTCCCTCTGGCGTGCCACCGGCACCCACCCCCACAAGAAGATCAAGCCGCATCGCGTCATCTGGTGCGGCTTCGTGGACTTCAGCTTCTACAACAAGGTCACCAAACGGCACTTTCAGGACTGGGTTCCCAAGGGACGGCTGATCCAGTTCCACGAGTCCGAGAAGTGGGCCAAGTTCAAGCGGAGCGACGGGGGCACCTGCACCGTCTACTTCCTCTCCTACGAGAGTGGCAGGGAAAGCTGGCAGGGTGGCGCGGTGGACTTCGTCTGGCTGGACGAGGAGCTACCGGAGGACATCTATCAGGAGGCCAGCGCCCGCCTGATCGACACGCGGGGCCAGATGCTGATGACCCAGACCCCGGTCTCCGGGCTGGGGTGGGCCTACGACCAGATCTACGTCCCCTCCACGATGGGGATGCGGCCCGAGACGCTCGTGGTGCAGGGCGGGTTGGCAGCGCGGGATGACAGCCGCGAGTACGAGGTGGGCGATTCGCTGGTTCCCCACATGGACCGGGACCAGATCCTCCGCTTCGCCAAGAACATCAAGAACCCCGACGAGCGGGCGATCCGCATCTTCGGGGAGTTCAAGGGCCGCAGCGGCGGGGTCTACAAGATGTACGACCCCGAGGTCCATGTGATCCCCGCCTTCAAGACCCCCCGCTACTACGAGATCTGGGGTGGCATCGACCCCGGCTTCCACGGGTTCGCCGCGCTCTTCTTCGCCATGGACCCCAAGGGGCGGGTCTATGTGGTGGACGAGTACTTCTCCCAGCAGGAGAACCACACCACCCGAGCCAAGGCTCTCTGGGACAAGATCACCAGCGCGTTCAATCTGGATGACGAGGAGTACTTCGTCTTCTACTGTGATACTGCCAACCCGCAGGACATCATGGAGTTGAACAGTTGGGCGCAGGAGATCGGGGCACGCATGGTGTTCGCGTCCCTCGATCAGGGACTGAAGGCCAGAGAGGCCGGGGTGCAGCGGGTTCAGGAGTATCTCCACCCGGTGGACACGAGGGCCACGCCCCGCGCCGTGATGCGGGAAGCTCCTCCGAAGGGCGAGCCTCTCCTCTACTTCTTCGATACGCTGGAATCCTACTGGATGGAGGAGGAGGAGGGGGTGGACTCCTCCCGCGTCCTGTGGGAGATCAGCCGCTACGTCTGGCGGAAGGCCCGCCGGAACGAGGCCCACCCCAAGGATCCCGACGAGAAGTCCGCTGGTGGCGCTCATGCCTTGGCAGCCCTACGATATGGCATCATGGCAAGGATGGGAGCGCCGGAGGAGCCAGAGCCTGACAGCACCAAGCAGGGCTGGGATCCGATGGTCCGTCGCCACATGGAGGAGCTTGAGGACCAGATCCTCGCGGAGACGGAGGGGTTGGATTTCTGAAGAACCGACTGTGGCTCTGCCATGTGGAAGACGAGTGGGGGGACGAGGATGTGGTGCAGGTCATCTCGCCCTCCCGATACCTGCTGCGGAAGTTCCTCTATCCCTCACGGCTGATCTCAGCCTCCGAACTGGAGATACTCGATGATGTGGATTCTCGTGATGGCGCTCGTCCTGATCGCGCTGGTCAACGGGGCGGTGGCAGCGACGGCCATGTACTGGATGCGGGAGATCAGCGATGAGCTTTCGATGGTGAACCAGCGTTACGCCCGCACCCTGATCACGATGCGGAAGCAGGGGTGGGACACCATCCCCGAGGAGGAGGACAACGAGCCTTGGGCCATCACCGACGAGTACGAGGCCGAGGTGGAAGAGAAGCGGATCCAGAACCTGAAGAAGGAGTAGACCGTGCCACGAGCCGAGAGGGACATCGATCTGCCACACAGCTTCGAGCACAGCTACACCGCAGCGGAGTACCCCACCGACGAGAACTACGAGCGGCCCGAGGTGGCACGGAAGTACGCCGACTACTCCCGTGCCATGTGGGACGAGCAGGAGGAGTTCATGCGGACCCTCCATCAGGTCTGGACGCAGAACCTCCTCTTCCTCTCCGGCAGGCAGTGGTGGACCACCGGGCGGGACGGGGTGGTCAAGCCCCAGCGGGTGGCATCGTGGCGGGAGCAGCCGGTCGCCAACCTCACGCTCGCCTACTTCCGAAACTTCCTCGCCAAGGCCACCAAGGTGCGCCCGGCATGGACGGTCATCCCGGCCTCCACGGACCCGGAGGACGTTCACGCAGCGGAGCTTGGGGACACCGTGCTCGAAGCGAAGTGGGAGGAGCTTCGGCTTGGCAGGATCCTGAGGGTTGCCATCTCGTGGACCATCGCCACCGGCAACGGCTTCCTCTACCCCTACTGGAACGACAACACCGGGAAGATGGTCCCGCTCGAAGCGGAGATCGACATCCCGATCTACGATGACGAGACCGGGGCGATGGTGGGGATGGAGCCTGCCACCGTCCTGCTGGACGAGGACGGGGAGCCGCAGCTACTGGAGGATGGCAGCCCCGATCCCGATGCGGAGCCGGTGATGATCGATGAGGGGGATTTCGCCGTGAAGGCGTACTCCCCCTTTCAGGTGCGGGTGAACCCCGAGGCAGAGAGCGATGACGATGCCACGGTCTACATGATCGCGGAGGTCACCTCGATGCGGGAGGCGGGGGTGAAGTGGCCCGAGAAGGTGAAGGATCTGGTGCCCGAGGATCTCTCCGAGGCAGCGGAGTACGAGCGGGCGGTCGTGGGTCTGGGTGGCATGATGGGAGACCCGAGCAGCCAGCTATCCCCGACCGAGGGAAGGGACCAGCACCTCGACCGGGTGCTGGTGATCCACCACCACGAGAAGCCCACCGCCGACTACCCCGATGGCCGGTACTGGGTGAGTGGCAGTGGCGGCGTCCTGCTGGAGGATCCGCAGCCTCTCCCCGAGGGGATCTGGCCCCCGGTCATCCACCTTGAGGATGTCTATGTGCCGGGGCGGTACCACGCCTCCTCCGTGATGGAGCAGATCATCCCGCTCAACAAGCACTACAACGAGTTGAACGCGCTGATCAAGGAGCACCACAACCTGTTCGCCCGAGGGAAGTGGCTCACCCCCAAGGGCAGTGGCATCAAGAAGGGGGCGATCACCAACCAGCCGGGCGAGGTGATCACCTACAACCCCGGCTTCAAGCCCGAGCAGGCCGACATCAGGAACCTCCCCTCCTCCGTCTACGAGGAGCGGAGCCGCGTCCTGAACGACTACGAACTGGTCGGCGGGATCCACAAGATCTCGATGGGACGGCCACCTCCGGGGGTCACGGCGGGCGTGGCCTTCATGCAGCTTCAGGAGGCCGATGACACCGACATGGGGCCGTTCCTCGCCATGCTGGAGGAGAGCGTGGCAGCGATGGCGAGAGCCGCCCTTAGGATCATCAGGGAGCGGTACACCACCGAGCGGCTGATCTACGCAGCCGGGGATGACCGACGGTATCAGGTCAGGGCGTTCCATGGCAGCGAGCTTGAGGGTGCCATCGATGTGCGTGCCCAGACCGGCTCCTCGTTCCCGTGGTCCCGCACGGCCCGCCAGAGCATGTTGCTCTCGCTGGCAGCCCAGATGCCGCAGCTATTCCAAGATGCGGAGACCGGCCAGTTCGACACGGCCAAGTTCGCCCGCCTCCTGCCGGTCGGTGGCCTTGGCAGCATCGGGAACATGAACGACCTCGATGTGCAGGAGGCCGAGCGTGAGGAGGAGGTGTTCTCGACCTACGGCGAGGAGACCAACGAGATCCCGCAGGTGGAGTTCTGGCAGAACCACGATGTCCACTACAACCAGCACATCCGCGTCCTGAAGAGTTCCTCGTTCAGGGACTGGAACGAGCAGGCGCAGCAGGCATTCCTGCAGCACGTTCAGGAGACCCAGCAGGCACGGCAGCAGAAGGCGCAGGAGTCTGCCCAGATGAATGCCATGGCACAGGGCAACGCGCCCAAGGAGCTATACGGGCAGGGTGGCATACCCGGACCGTCGGAGGCTGAAGCTGCCAACATGAGCGAGGATGAGTTGGCAGCCCTCGCGGAGGAGGAGTTGGCAGGCATGGAGAACCATGAAGGGCCGGAGTGGGTGGAGGGCCAGATGGCAACTCTGCCGCCGAATCCGGCAGAGCCGGGTGGCATGAACATACCCGGCCCAGCTATATAAGAGATTGCGAAGGTGGCATAAAAGCTACATCTTGGCAGTCATGGAGTGGGACACCCAAGGAAAAGCCTTGGCCCCCATAGACGATTTTCTTACTGAAGAATGGCAGACGTAATTACCGAAGCCGCCGAGGTACCCGCGTCACAGCGCGGCCCTGACGGCGGTGCTGGAGAAGGCGGGAAGACCCTCGATTCGTTGATGGACGAGTACTTTCCTGACGAGGATCAGCCCGCACACGCGGTCCCCGAGACAGAAGCCGAGACCCCCGCTGAGGATGAGGGCACTCTGGAAGGCCAGCCAGACCCCGAGTTCGAGGACGAGGACACCGAGGTAGAAGATGAGGGGGGCGTTGAGGACACCGGAGAGGACACCGAGGAGGAGGACGAGGACTCGCCCCTTGAGGACGAGGAGGATCCCGAGTTGGACGCGCTGCTGGACAGCGAGGAAGACGAAGACGGGGACTCCGAGGCCGAGGATACCGAGGAAGAGTCGTTCCTCCCCGAGTTCGACCGGGTGAAGTTCTTGAAGGATCACCCCGAACTGGAGAAGCCGTACAAGCACTTCCAGTCTGCCTTCACGAAGAAGATGATGGAGTTGTCTTCTCAGCGGAAGCAGATGGAGAGCAAGGCGGAAGAGATCCAGACCATGGAGCAGCAGTACAACGACTTCATGGAGCAGTTGAAGGGGGACGAGTCCTTCGAGGAGTTCGTAGTCCAAGCCGCTCTACATCGCCCCGAGGTGATGGAGAAGGCGTACGAGAGAGCACTTTCGCTCTCCGAGGACGAGGGAGAAAAGAAGAAGTTCCTGCACGAGCGCGAACTGAAGGAGCGCGAGGAAAGGATCAAGAAGGAGGAGTCCAAGCGAAGCCAGCAGGCCCAGCAGGCCCGCGTTCAGGAGGTCGTTGGCCTCACCGAGCGAGCGGCCAAGAGGTTGGGCCTCGACGGGAAGGGAGATCTTGAGGTGGCAGAGCAGTTCGTTGCCAACAAGATTCTCCAGAACCGCCAGAGCAACGGCGGCAAGCCCGATATTTCCAACGAAGAGGTGGTCATGGCGGTGAAGCGTGCCGCGAAGGCTCTCTCCGTGGAGAAGGCGAAAGCCCGCAAGGCGGCGGAACAATCCCTTCGGAAGAAGGGGCTTGAGTCTGCCAAGAAGAGGGCGAAGCAGAAGAAGCGGCCTGCACCGCCCAGTGGCGGGAAGTCGCCGGGGCTGAAGGGAAAGGCTCCAGACTCCAATGATCCTCGTCGTGACCCCATGGACGCCTTCATCGACCAAGAGCTTGGCAACGATGACGGGGGCTTTCTCTAATCTCCATACCCGCTTCGGCGGTACCAACCGCCCCAACAGGAGATAGAGATCAATGGCAAGACGAGTGATTTACGACCGGGGTGGTGCCCTCAGCACCATCAACGGTCTTCTGAAGGATGACTTCGTCCTGAACCAGATTCAGGAAGTGGTCAACATGGCGACGTACATGCTCTCGCAGGTAACGTCGAAGAAGACCACCCACGGTCGCCAGTTCATCTTCCCGGTGAAGTTCGGCACCTCGCAGGGTGTCGGGGCACGAGGTGAGAACATCCACCTCCCCGATCCGGGGTTCGGTGAGTACGAGCAGGCGCTTGGCAACGTCAAGTACCTGTACTCGACCCTCTTCATCACGGGGCAGTCCATCGCCGCCACGGCGAACAACAAGGCTGCCTTCGCGGATGCCCTCAAGACCGCCCTGCGTGACGCCCGCGAGGGTCTCAAGCAGGATGTGCAGCGGCAGGTCTGGGGCGACGGCACGGGTGCCATCGCGGTCGTGGCAGCGCAGGCTGGCAACACCGACACCATTCAGGTGACGGACCCGTACGGTCTCTCCTACGTCCAAGGGGATCTGGACAATCAGGAGAAGACCAAGCTGTTCCGCCGCAACATGAACGTCTACTTCGGCGGCACGGGCATCTACGCCCGCGTCATCGGGGTGAACGGGAACGGCACGATCACCCTCAACGAGCCGGTCTCCGTGGCGGCTGGCACCGTCATCTACCGGGGTGACGGCACCGGGCGCACCAGCGTCAACAACGAGGTGACCGGCATTAGCGGTCTCCTCCAGTCCACCGGCAACTATCTGGGGCTGCCACGCGATGGCTTCCCCGAGTGGCAGGCCAACCTGATGCAGCTTGGATCGGGTGCCGGTGGCAGCGTCTCCGAGGAGGCGATGCGGATCGCCATGGACACCGCCGAGATCAACGGGACCGCTGGCCCCGACCTGATCGTCACCTCCCACAAGGTGCGTCGGCGGTACGAGGGGCTGCTCCAGTCGCAGCGCCGGTTCACCACGCCCATGAAGCTGCAGGGCGGCTACAACGCCATCGAGTTCGATGGCCTGCCTCTCGTGGTGGACAAGGACGTTCCCCCGCAGCGGATGTACTTCCTGCGCGTGGCCGACATCCACTGGATGGTGATGGAGGACTACAACTGGATGGACCGCGACGGTGCGGTTCTCAGCCGGGTGGAGGACAAGGATGCCTACAAGGCAGTGCTCTATTCGTACCGCGACATCATCACCACGAGGCCAGCTAATCAGTCAGTCATCTTCGATATTACCGGGTGACGAATGGTTGACACCCAGATCGGCTCTCTCCA